CATGACGCTGCTAACGGTGGTGCAGGATGTCTGTGCGGCGGTCGGCGTTGTGCAGCCGACCAGTGTGTTCAGCGGCATCAGCAGCAACCGGACTATGCAGGAGATGGTGTCGCTCGCCAATGAGATGACGCAGCGCATCGCTTACGATACGCGCGACTGGACCAAGCTGAAACAGACGAAGAGCTTCAGTGGCGATGGCGTCACGACGGCGTTCAATCTGCCGCAGGATTACAAGCGCATGCTGAAGACTTCCAACGTCTGGCGCTCGACGTCGGGGCTGCAGCCGATGCGGTTTATTCCCGACACTGATCAGTGGCTGCAACGTCGCTTGATGAACATGGCCGATGCCTGGGGCGAGTGGACGATGCAGGGCGGCCAGATGTTGATCTGGCCTGCGATGGCTATCGGCGTCACCGCAACTTTTGCCTACCTGCACAAGAATTGCATCGTGCCGGCCGCTGGCGGAGGCGTCTCCGATACCTTCGTCGCCGACGGCGATGATTTCGCGCTTGATGGGCGCCTCTTCAAGCTGGGCATGATTTGGCAGTGGAAGGCGAACAAGGGTTCACCGTATGCCGAAGATCTTGGCACCTATGGCGACACCCTGGCGTCGGTCCAAGGCGCTGACAGCCCAGCGCCGATCATCGTCGGCCGCAAGCCGATTTCGCTCGCCGTCAAGGTTGCTTATCCCTGGCCGGTGCCGACGCCATGAGCGCATATCAGTTTTTCAAACGCGTGCCGGTTGATCCGCAATCTGCGCAGCGGCTGGAGACGACGACGATCCCGGCGCCGACGCGCGGCATTATCCTGAGCGAGAACGAAGCGTTCATGCAGCCTGGCGCGGCAATGGTCTGCGACAACTGGAAGCCAACGTTGCGCGGTCTTGCGCTGCGCGGCGGCTGCATTCGCTGGGGTGACACCGGCCTGGGCTCGCCGATGATCTCGGCCTTTCGTTACGCCGATGGCAACAACCAGCGCATCTATTTCGGGGACGCAACGCAGCTCTATGACATGACGAGCGGCGGTTCAGGCACCGTGATCCAGGCGGGTCAACATTCTGGTAATTACTCCGCTTCGCAGCTCTCCAACCAGGGCGGCAATTTCTTGATCGCGCTCAATGATGCCGGCGATCCTCCGCTACGCTTCGATGGCGCGAGCTGGGAGCATCTGACGCCTGGTTATGTTCCGCCGGCCGGCAAGCCCTCGCCCATCACAGGGCCCGCCGGCTCGACGGTCGTCAATGGCGGCAACCTCACTTACGTCTGCAAGTATCGTAATCGCCTTTTCTTCATCGAGGGATCCTCGATGAATGCCTGGTACCTGCCGCTCAACGCCGTCGGTGGAGCGCTGGCGCTAATCCCGTTGTCAGGCGCGGCCACGAAAGGTGGCAAGCTGTTGTTCTGTGCGAGCTGGAGCATCGACGCTGGTGACGGCATTGATGACAAGCTGGTGTTTGCCACCGACCTTGGTGAGTTACTGATCTTCACCGGAAGCGATCCCTCAGACGCCAACAATTGGCGCCAGGAGGGTCGCTACACGATCTCGCCGCCGATGGGGATGAATGCGCACTTGCCGATCGGTGGTGATCTCTTGATCGCCACGACCAGCGGCATCATTCCGATCAGTGCAGCGATCACCAAGGATAGCGAGCAGCTGGAGCTGGCCGCGGTGACGCTCACTATCAAGCCCATGTGGCGTGACGAGGCGATCGCCAAACGCTCTTGGGCGTGGAGCATGGAGAACTGGGAAGTCTATGGCGGCGTGTTCGTCACCTGGCCTGGCGGCACACCAGGTAATCGCTACTGTGCTGTGGCGAATGCCGCGACCGGCGCCTGGTGTCGTTATGTCGGCTGGGATGCGACGTGCTTTGTAAAACTGCGGGACGATATGTTTTTCGGCACGCAGGACGGCTACGTCATGCAGGCCGATCGTACTGGCTACGATGATGGCGTGCCCTACGTGGCGACTTTGGTTGGCGGCTGGGAGATGTTTCAGTCGCCTGCACAAACCATCACCTGGGACCAGGCGCGAGCCTCGTTCACCGTCGGCACCCAGCAAAATTTCCAGCCGCTGCTCAGTGCCTGCACCGACTACGTCGTGAACCTGCCAGCGGCGCCGCCAGCGCCGCCAGATCCCGGCCCGCTCGATCTGTGGGACCAGGGCCTGTGGGACGTCGCCAAATGGGACGCGCCAATGCCGGCGAGGCCCGTGGTGCGTAATACGATGTGGGTGTCGATCGGCATGACCGGCTTCTCGCACGCGCCTGTCGTGATGGCGACTGTGGCGCAGGCAGCGAAGCCCGACGTCGAGCTGATTGCAATTTCTGCAACCTTCCATCGCGACGGCATCAACGTGTGAGGGCACATGGCGCGTTCGAACCTGCCGAGCATCCCGGACACGCCTTACGATCCCGTCGGCGCCTTGGGCGGCTTGTTTGCGCCGGCCTGGATTTATGGCGACCCGCAATCAGAGGCCGCAGTCGATGCCTGGAATAAGGCGCACCTGAAGACACCGCCCGCGCCAGACCCGTGGTGGGTAGCGCCGCCCGTGAAGAGCGACGCGAGCACCGCTGATGCGCGCACCGCGGTCGCTATGGCACTCCTGGCGCAGACGGCCGGCTCCCCAGGCACCTCAATGGACGCTGACAGTGGTCTGGCAACGGACGCGCCAGAGGCCGCGACGCCGGACGAGGCGGCGCCGACAAGCCAGGCCGCACCGCCGGCCGAGACCACGACAACAGCGGCACCACCGGCCGCTCCGCCGAGCCAGACCACGACAACGACGACGCAAGCACCGGCTCCTGCTCCAGCGCCTGCACCGGCCCCTGCGCCGACGCAGGAGGCCACCGTCTCCGACCCAGCGGTCGCCAATGCTATCGCCGCGGCAGCCATGCAGACGGCGCCGAATAATGACCCCGCTTTTGGCTACGCGCCGACGTCGACGCCGGCTCCTAACGTCGGCACGCTTGGTTACGCCACCGTTGCCGCGCCAGCGATGGCGGAGAACACTGCGGCGCCGACCGCGACCGGCCAGCACGGCTACGGCTATTCGCCATCAACGCAGACGCAGAGCAATGCGCCGAATGTCGATCCCACGACGCCCAATCTCAGCGTCGTCAGCGATATGCAGTCGCTCGCCAATCTCGCGCATGCGTTCAACCAGGCGCAGGCCAAGGCCGACGCAATCCAAGACGAGGAGCAGGATCAGGAAGACCCTAACGAGGCTGAAAACCAGGCCGCAACTGCGGCCGCACTCGCCGCTGCGCTCAACCAGGGGCCGACGGCACACGGCTACACCTCGACGGCGGATGATCCAAGCGCTGTTGCGCAGGGCCTGGATGAGGCGGCGATGGGCTACGACGTTGGCTCGGTCACCGACGCCGACAGTGGCATCACCGGCACCGGCCAGGTCGGCCAGACCACTGGCACTCTCGGCCAAGGCTTCTCGCCTTCGGCCGTGGCCAATTCGCAAGGCATGGGCTACGGCTACAGCGTGGCGGCGCCGGCAGCGACGACGAACGCGGCTTCGGATCCGAACAGCCCGACCGGCCAGCTGGCGCAGGCCATGAACGCGATGAATACTTCGCTTTCGGTCGCGGCGCAGGAGAACGCGCCGACCGACATCTCGACGTCGCCTGACTTCGGCTACAACGTCGGTCCGCAGGGGCACGAAAATACTGGCCATACCACTGCAGCGGACGAGGCGGCAGCGATCGCCGCAGTCAACGATGCAATCTCGCCGTCCCCGGCAGCCATCGCGCATGGCTATGCGGTGGCGAACAACATGGCGCCCCCGACCGAGGCGCCTGTCGACGAAGTAGAGAGTGCGCTGTCGGATCCCGCCGCGCTCGGCCAGCCGACGGCGACGGTCGGCGTGCTGGGGCCCGTTACCGGCGTGCCCGGCGTGGTTTCAGGCGTCGATCAGACAGGTGCCATCACCGGCCATACCACCGCGGCTCAGGCGGCGCTCGCCAGCGCGCTCGGTCAGTTCGCCGATAACCCATCGCTCGCGGCCGCGCATGGTTTTGCGCCAGCGACAGCTGTTGCCGCGCCGACGGCAGTGGCCGCGCCCGCGCCGCCGGCCCCGACTCAGGAGCAGGACGAGGCGTTGTCCGATCCGTCTGCGGTCGCTTCAGCGATTGCTAATGCGCTTGGCGCCCCTGGGGCTCTCGCCAATGCGCCGGCTTCGAATGCGCCCGCTGAATCCCCGGCCGCGCAGAATGCTGCGGATGCACAGGCGGCGGCGGCCGATGCGGCGGTAAGCGACGCAGCGACCGGTGTCGGCACGCTCGGCGCGGTCGGCGCACCAGCGCCTGGTCCGGCCGGTTTCGGCCCTGGCGTCGCGCCTGGTCCGGCGGTCGGCTTCGGCGCCGCTATCGGCATGGCGCCTGGTGCGATTGCCGGCGCGACCGGCGAGGACAGTGGCTTTAGCCCGTCCAGCGCTGCGAGCACGACAGGCCTTGGCTACGGCGTCATGGGGCAGGTGAGTGCGCCAAGCCTCGCTGATGCGGTGGCAGCGCAGGACGCCGCTGCGCAGGCGGCTGCCGACGCGGCGGATGATGCTGCGGCTGACGCTGGCGACGATGGTGGCGACGGCGAAGGCGGCGATGGTGGTGACGGTGGCGATGGTGGTGACGGCGGCGGCGATGGTGGTTGGTGATGCTCGATTATGTCTATGGTCATGAAGAGATCATCGGGCAGTTTGTTGCTCAGCTGATCCCGCATTGCCGGCGCGGCTTCGGTCCGAACATTGCGACGATCGGCGTCATCAATGATGCAGGCGCGCTGATCGCCGGCCTGGTCTATCACAACTGGGATCCCGAGGCCGGCATCATCGAGTTGAGTGGAGCTGCGCTGCCTGGCGCGAACTGGCTGACGCGCCGCACACTGGCGCTGATGTATCAGTACCCGTTCGAGGGATGCGGTTGCCAGATGGTGGTGCAGCGGACGCCGGCCGACGACAAGCGCCTGCTCGGAATCCTCGCCACGTATGGCTTCGACCTGGTGACGGTGCAGCGACTGTTCGGCCGCGAGCGCGACGGCGTCATCTGCACGCTGACCGTCGAGGCGTGGCGCAACAATAAGTTCAATCGCAAGCGTGAGCAGCTCAAGGAGGCCGCCTGATGCCCCCGTATCTTCCGCCTGGCATTAACGACCAGCGCAACAACATCACCGCTGCGTTGATGAACATCGCGCGGCCGCCGCCGCAAACGCAGTCACCGATGGTGCGGCCAAATATGCTGGCGCCCAGTCCGACGCCGCTGCCTGGCACGGCGATGCCCCCGAGTGGCATGCAGCCAGGCCTGACGCCTAGCCCGTTGCCGCAAGGTGCGCCGCCGCCGCTGCCTGGCACGGCGCCGCCCGCGATGCCGATTGGGGCCGGCGTGTCGCCGCCGCTGCCTCCTGCACAGCCAGGAACGCCTGGAGGGCTATAAATGGGCAAGCCCAGCGCACCGCAACCGCCTAACCCGATCACCACGGCCGCCGCACAGACGTCGACCAATGTGCAGTCGGCGGTCGCGAATGCGTTCCTCAACAATGTCAATCAGAACACGCCCTACGGTTCGTTGATGTACAACCAGTCCGGCTCTTATGGCTGGACTGATCCGACCACCGGCCAGACCTACAATATCCCGACATTCACGGCGACGCAGACGATGACGCCGCAGGGTCAGGCCATCCTGGGCCAGACCCAAGCGACGGAGTACAATCTGGCCGGCATGGCCAATGCGCAATCGCAGAAGATTGCGAGCCTGCTGTCGAGCGGCATCAATCTTTCCGGCGCACCGGAGGCCGGCAGCGCAACAGGCATGATGAACGTGCCGGCCGCGCAGACCAGCTACGGATCCGGCGGTCCGATCCAGATGAGCCTGGGTCCGACCGGCATGCCGATCACCCAGACCTACGCCGGTCCGAACGATTTCGGCATGGACGCGTAGCGTGTCCATGACGCGTTGATGGCGCGGATGAA